TTGTCTGCTGCTACAGCTGCAACAATTAATCAGCTTCGTCAATCTTTTCAAATTCAAAAGTTGCTTGAGCGCGATGCGCGTGGTGGTACTCGTTACACCGAAATTATTCGTGCACATTTTGGAGTAGCTTCTCCAGATGCACGTCTACAACGCCCTGAATATTTGGGCGGTGGTACTACTAATATTAATATTTCACCTATTGCTCAAAATAGTGCTACTGGTTTATCTGGTTCTACTACACCTATAGGTAATTTGGCTGCTTTTGGCACTTTCTTAGGTAGAGAACATGGATTTACACAATCTTTCGTCGAGCACGGTTATGTTATTGGTATTGTTGCTGTTCGTGCTGACCTTACTTATCAGCAGGGTCTTCGAAGACACTGGTCTCGTAGTACTCGTTACGATTACTACTTTCCTGCTTTCGCTACTCTTGGTGAGCAGTCAATTTTGAATAAGGAAATTTATGTTACTGGTAATACCACTCAAGATAACCAAGTTTTTGGTTATCAAGAACGATGGGCCGAATATCGTTATAACCCCTCGGAAATTACTGGCCTATTTCGTTCTACTTCTGCGGGTACTATTGACCCGTGGCACTATTCGCAAAAATTCACTTCTTTGCCTACATTGAATACTACGTTTATTCAAGATACGCCACCCTTATCTAGAAATCTTGCTATTGGGGCTTCTGCTAATGGACAACAGCTTCTTCTCGATGCCTTTTTTAATACTACTGCTGCTCGTCCAATGCCAATGTATTCTGTACCTGGCTTAATTGATCATTTCTAATATGATTGATCCTGCTACTGCAACTCTTCTTGTTGGTGGTCTTGGTTATCTTGCTCAGCAAGATACCAATGCTGCCAACGTTGGGTCTTCTCAACAACAGATGGATTTTCAAGAAAGAATGTCTAATACCGCTTATCAAAGACAAGTCAAGGATATGGAGGCTGCTGGCCTCAATCCTATGCTTGCTTATGTAAAAGGCGGTGGTGCTTCTTCTCCATCTGGTTCTATGGCTACCTATCAGAACCCTGTTTCTGCAGGTGCTCAGGCTGCTACGTCTGCTCAAATACCTTCTACCATTCGTAATATTCAACAACAGACTAAACAAACGTCTGCACAAACTGATTATTTAACTGGTGCTCAAACTGAGTTGACTAATCAACAAATTGATAATCTTAAAACTGATAACGATAAAGCTAAACAAATTATTGTTAATTTGAAAATGGAATATCAAAATTTGTATAAAACAAATTTGAATTTAACTGATGTTGGTAATCAACTACGTGAAAGCGTAAGTTTAATGAAAGCTCAGATTAGTAATTTTAATCAGATTACTGAATCTCAAGTCTTTCAAACCGAGATTAATAGATTTGAATCTCAACTACGTGGTATGGAATCTGAAGCTGCTAAAGCTGCAGGTAATTTTGGTCGTGAATACAACCAATACAAACCATTTCTTGAGTTTTTAAAATCTTTTGTTCGCCCTCGATAATGGCTCGTTTTTTCTTAAAGGAAATGAAAATGAAAACTGTGTTTTGCCGTTCTCCATATAACTATGATATGGACTTAGCCAGTAGTAAATCTGGCTTATCTTGTGATGATGAATCACTAACTCAGCAACAATTTAAAGAGGATTCCGATATCAATACTATTGTTAATCGGTTTATGAAATCCGGTGTGTTGCCTTCTCCTGTTAATATGCCTCAATATATGGATTATGAAGGCGTATTTGACTATCAATCTGCTATGAATGCTGTTCGTTCTGCTGACGAACAATTCTTGCGTATGGACGCTAAAGTCCGTTCACGCTTCAATAACAGCCCCCAAGAGTTCCTCGCGTTTTTTGCAGACCCTGCAAATACCGATGAGGCGATTCGCTTGGGATTGGCTGTTCCGCAAGCCGTTGCTGAAACGAAAGTTTCAGCTGCGGAACCGACGTCAAAGTCGGAAACCTAGTACAGTTCATTACTTGATGTAACTGTACTTATTGACACCAACTTCTAGGGAGAATGAAATGAAACCTTTGTATCGATCTACTGTAAATAAAAACAGTTCTGCTAAACAATTCAAGTCTAATGTTGGGAAAACCAAACTGACAAATATTGTTAATGCTCCTATGCGTGGCGGTATACGTTTCTAACGTGTGCACAGCTTTATGGACTCATCCTACACATGGACCACTTAAATGCGGCCAATGTATAGAATGCAGACTTGCATATTCAAGGGAGTGGGCTATCAGAATTACCCACGAGCAAATGATGCACGAGCGATCTTGTATGCTAAACCTTACATATGATGATGATAATTTACCTAGGCATGGTCAACTTGTTAAAGCTGACCTCCAAAAGTTTTTTAAGCGTATGCGTAAGGCCGGTATAAAATTTCGCTATGTGGCTTCTGGTGAATATGGAGACACAACACGTCGTCCCCATTTTCATATAGCATTGTTTGGTGAAGATTTCGATTCTGATCGTATCCGTTTCGGTAGTTCTGGAGGAGACACAACCTATATTTCTAAGACAGTCTCACGACATTGGTATCAGGGAAATCACTTAATTGGAGCACTTAATTTTGAGTCCGCTGCTTACATTGCTAGGTATATACTCAAGAAAATTAAAGCTTCTGACAAGGTATCACCTTTGCCTTTGTATGTAAACAAAGAGGATGGGGAAATCACATTTCCTAATCCTGAGTTCTTAATAATGTCCAAGGGCATTAGTAAGGGGTGGTTTAACGATTACTTTATGTCGGACGTTTTTCCGACCGCTAGCGTCGTTACAGCACAGGGTTCTAGGGCACCAGTCCCTAGGTATTATAAAAATCTTTTAAAGGAGTTGGGTCATGATTTGAGTTTGCAAATGCAATTTCGTTCTTCGGTGCGAGCCGAAATGGAAGTTGAACGGAATATGTTCGAAAATCTTCCTGTTCGAAAGATAGCTAGGCATCATGTCAGTCTATCTAGAGTCAATCAATCAAAACGTACTATTTAAAGGTCAAAAATGCTTCAATATATTGTTTCTGTTAAAGATAGGGCTTCTGAGGTTTTCAACCGTCCCTTTTTTGTTCCACATCGTAATGTTGCTGTTCGTGATTTCACCGACGAGATTAATCGTGCCTCTGCAGATAATCCGTTAAACAAGCATCCTGATGATTTTGATTTGTATCTGTTAGGGCAATTCGACGATACCGTCGGTTCTTTCATACGTGAAGGTGCTCCAACAGTCCTCGTCCGTGGTAAGGACGTTGTCCAAACTTCCGTTTGACCCTTGCACCCCTTCGGGGGTGCTTTTTTATTTTTAGGAGTAACTATGTTTTCTAATAAATCTGCCAGTGCACACGACTTTGCAATGGTTCCTAGAGCGGATATTCCGCGATCTAAGTTTTCTATGCAGAAAACGCTTAAAACCACATTTGATGCTGGTTTTTTAATTCCTATTATGTGTGAGGAGGTTCTTCCTGGTGATACGTTCAATACTAAAGTCACTATGTTCGGTCGTTTATCTACGCCCATTTTCCCAGTTATGGATAACCTCCATCTGGACTCGTTCTTTTTCTTTGTTCCTAATCGTTTGGTTTGGACAAATTGGGTTAAATTTATGGGGCAGCAGGATAATCCTGCCGATTCTATTTCCTACTCTATACCTCAACAAGTTTCCCCAGCTGGGGGTTACGCAGTTGGTTCTTTGCAAGACTATTTTGGCTTGCCAACTGTCGGGCAAGTTGGCGCTGGTCTCACGGTTTCACATTCTGCGCTTCCTACACGAGCCTATAATTTGATTTACAATCAATGGTTTCGTGATCAGAATTTACAAAATTCTGTTACTGTTAATACTGGTGATGGTCCTGATTCCTCACCTGCTACTAATTACACTTTATTACGTCGTGGCAAAAGACATGACTACTTTACTTCTGCTTTACCTTGGCCTCAAAAAGGCGGTACAGCTGTAACCTTGCCTTTAGGCACATCTGCACCAGTTGTTTCTAATGGTAATAATATATCTTTACGCGGTGGTACTGGTGGTTTGACTAATTTACAAATTAATGGAACTGGTATCGCTGGTTCCAATATTGTGAATTCACAAAACACTAATCCCGCTGCTGCTTTTAATTTTGGTGCTTCTGGTGCTACTACTACTGGTCTTGTTGCTG